TTCTTGAGCCATGTAACCTACATGGAATCCATGACCAGCTAATTGATGGTCTTTAAATTCAGGTTTATATTCGTACTTGTAAACAGTCAAGCCGTTATGAGCTACGCCAATCGGCTCAATGTTTTCTTTCATGCGTACATCAGATGCCATAATTCCAGCACCAGCAAGACCCATCAAACCACTATTAAGGTTAGATTGTGCCGCATTTTGCATATTCGTATTGCCCAAAGCCGCATTGTATTGACTAGATGCCGCACCCAGTAAGTCAGGGCCTGCGGTAGTCGCTTGATTTGCGCTATTAACGAATGTTGGGTTTTGAACCTGTGCTCCAGTACGCAATGAACTTAAAGTGTTCAATGGCATATTGTAGTTAGTCATGGCTTGGTTATATTGCTGTTGTTGGGCAGTATTTCCAAGATTAGCATTAGCCATTTGATTGCCAAATTGTTGCTGTGCAATAGTATTGTTAGCTTGTTGCTGTTGTTGCGAATTTGCATAACCTTGTTGTGAAGCAGAATTATTAGCTTGTTGAGCCGCCAATGTATTTGCATAACCTTGTTGAGATTGTTGATTATTAAAACCAAGTCCAGCTAATTGATTTGTATAGTTTTGTTGAGCAGCTGAATTATTTAAACTTGTATTAGCTAATTGGTTTTGATTTTGTTGTGTTATAGCAGAATTAGTAAATTGACCACCAGTAATACCTTGGTTAAACAATGAATTACCGATTTGCTGACCAGCTAATTGAGAATTAGTAAGCAAGTCATTTTGACCTTGATTAAAGGTGCGCATAGCATTGTCATATGCTTTTGTGCCTTGCACAATACCTTGATTGGCTAAAGCCGCATTTTGTGATTCTAGGTCTTGTTGCATTTGTGGCTGTAAACGAGCTTGCAAAATCTGATTGGCTTGATCCCAGCCTTGCATACCACTTGCATAATTAGGATTGGTTTGCAAATTTTGTGCTTGTCCAATTCCTTGAGCTTGTTGTGCTTGTCCTGCTTGTGAAAACTGTGGGCCTTGTCCTACTTGGCTTAAATTTGCATTACCATATAATTGATTTAAATTAGCTTGACCAGCATTAGTAGTAATAGGGCCTGTTTGCGGATTAAATGGTTGACCCATCGTATTCTGCACATTACCCAATTGGGAATTAATTGCAGAACCTAATCCAAGACTTGTAGAATTTTGGTTATTTAATAACTGTTGACCGACATCAGATAAGGAAGTAGTAGCTGTCCAAGTAGGATTGCCTTGTGCATCAGTACCATTTTGGCTGTAGTTTAAGTTACCGTAAGGGGTTACTTGGTTTACACGGTTTGCCGCCGCCGCCGCTTGTGCGGCCGCTAAGTTACCTGCGGCTGTAGCATTTGCCGCTCCAGTATAGTCAGGTGCGGCTGGCGCACTTGGCGCAGGCCCTAATCCTAAAAATCCACCACCACCCATGTCATTCCCCTTTTAATTTCCTCAAAGGACATTGGATGTCTAACCACCGACAATCCTCTTTCCTCATAGCCATAATTACCAAATCGCCTTCCATGTGGGCATCAGGTATTTCAGCTACAACTTTAAAGCCTAAGTGTCGGTTTAACCTTAGTGCATCCGTGTTATCAGCACAGATTTGCCCTAGTATAACGCTAACTCTTAGTTTATTAAAGGGGTAATCGAAAGCCGCCCACAATAAATCTCGACTCATCCAATTTACTTCGTCTACTGCCGCAATGTGCATTTGGCACGAATTTGGCATAAAACCACAAAATCCCACGACTGCCGCCAAAACTCCATCTATTTCTTGCCCGATACATACTGTTTCTAGGGGTAGTGGATAGTTCATTAACCGAACCAGCCAATCACCCATGTACTTCTGATTTTCAGTAGTAACTTGCCTCAAAGAACTCCGCCTCGTTCCATTACATAGTCGGTACTAGCCCAATGGAGTTCTATATTTCTAGCCGCCACATTAAGGTTAATTGATCCGCTATAACCTATTCCTGTGACACCTTGCCATTCTTTAGTAGTAATCAATCCACCAGCCCAGATATTGCCATCCCAAGTTGATGTATCCCAAATACCTTCAGATTGTGTAGCAGGGTTAAACGAAACTGCGCCTAACTGTGATTGAGTGTCAAAATCTACGCTTAAACCGCATAAAACGGCTGGTACGCCACCTGTAGATTGAAGGATAGGTCTTACCATAGTAAAGCGTTTAAGTTGCCCTACGCTGTCAAAATACGAATAAGCCTGTTGTGCAGTTGCAGAAATATTTGCGCCATTATCTGATAAAGAAGAGTACAAAGTGCCTACAACTCCATCACTACCAAAGTGCATATCGGCATCGCCTGATACTTCCCAGCAATAACCTTGAATACCTGTAAATCTTGCCCATGCTTTAGTAATGGTGTGCATTACATACTGTTCCATACCTATATCGGTAGGAATAGACAAAATCAGCATATTTTCACTAGCAAAGTAATTAATTTGCCAACCGAAATTAGCATAGTAATTGGTAGCGGCAAGGCTGATAGGATAGAAAATCTTGTCGGTAAGGTTAATTCTAGGATCTAATCGGCTAGATTGTAGGGCAGAAGCAAGTGGTACTAAACCATCTTGTGTAAATAAAAGAAGGTCGCCAGCCCATTTAAAAAAGCATCGTCTTGCAAAAGTTTGCCCTAATTGCCATACACCTTTTAATGCCCATGTGTCAGCAGTATTAGGGTCTGTGCCGTTATATACAATAACTTCACCCATACTGGTTACAAAGACTGCGTAGTCATCAGCACCTTGTCCAGCATCCAATGTCCAAGTACCCATAGCTTGCAAATAACCACCATTACGAGCTATTCCACCAAAATACAAGGGTAATGCCGCACCTGCGATAGAATTTACATCTAAATACCAACAAGTTAAGGTATCTCTTTCTGTGAAAAAGAGCCTATTTTTAAATAAGTTGACATTAATAAATCTATTTGAATTTACGCCTGTGATACCTAAAACTGTATAAATACCTACCACCGTAGCATTAGCGGCAGGAGTTGTTGCCATCGTGTAGGTAAAGGTAGTTGTTCCTGTTACGGTAATAACATAAGTACCGTTGTAATCGCTGGCTGTAGCCCCTGAAATGGTTACTCTGTTTCCTGTTACTAAACCATGTGTAGATGATGTAGTCAATGTAGCAACAGCACCCACATGAGTAATTGTGCTGATAGTCTGTGCCGTACTTGTAGTGGCTAAAAAGAACCAAGAAGTACCGTCATACACCATTGTTGGGTCTACGCCATTACAGGCTATTAAAAAATGCCCAGCAGAATTGGTAAGGTTAACAGCTTGAAACTTGTCGTTAGTAATACCATCAAAGACAACAACAGCAGGGTTAGGCTTTGCATCATAAATCTTAGTTCCTGCGGCCGCAAATAGGTTATATCCGCTAGTCTTGCTGTAATTCATTAGGGTGTTAATTGGTGTAGTAAGACCAATTGCGTAGACACCAACTATCGTTGCATTATTGGCAGGAACACTAGCTAATACATAAGTAAAGGTTGTAGCACCCGTTACCGTTATGACATAAATCCCGTTATAAGCTGATGGGGTAGCACCAGTAATAGAAACTTGCTGACCAGTTGTTAGACCATGCGCTGTAGCAGTCGTTAGGGTTGCTTTTGTCAGTACAAAGGTAATACTACTGATTGTTTTAACGCCAGTTGTAGTAGTCAGGATGCTAACCTGTGTCCATCCCTTACGCATTGTTACATCTGATGGGGTTGGATACCAGTTTATAAGCTGAACAGCATCAGTAGGGTTCATGTTAGCAAGAGAATCCCTGCCGTTCCACCCGCCTATTGGTGCTGGTACAGAAGTTGTACTTGCTGTAAACCCTTTAGCCGCCATGATTAAGAACCATAACCAGTATCAGGAATATTAGCCCAGCCAATAAGCACAGCACTTGGTTGTGGGGCAAAAGATAGGGTAGCAGAACCCTTATCATTAGCTTTAGCCACGTTTAAATAACGCTGATAATCTTGCGCCAAAGAAGTTGTATCAAAAGATTTGATTTGGAAATATTTAAGTTTAGTCGCTAAAGCTATGATGGTATCGTCTAATACGGTCACATCAGAGTCAGCAGTAAAACTATTTTGTACATTCCCAGCAACATCTTTTACAAAACCCCTAGAACGGTACTCAAAACCTAGATATTCTTGAGTATTGTAGGGTGGCCAAATTTGAAACTCATTGCCAAGAATACGCCAGCGAACTCTAGGGCCTGTTGAGATATAACCCGACTTTAGCCATTGCCATTGTTGAGCATCTACTGGGCCAAGCATCTGCCAATGTTTTGTCTTATCCCAATGTGTGTTATCTGTAATGGT